TTTTCATCCCGTTCCGGCCTTATCAGCCGGAAGAAACAAAAAGTCATTCATCATGAAGACCAAGCGTACTAGACGCCCGTCAACAGTGATACTGGAAGACACAATTCCAAGCGAACGTGGGGAAGCCCCACATTGCCCTTCAGCATGTCTAGCCAATGCTGAGCCGACCCTTTCGGATCGTACCCAGGCTTTGGTCGCAGGACTCTCTCTGGTGCTAAGGCACCATGGTGCCGGAGAGAGCCTTGTTGTGCAGCTTAAGGAACAGCTGCACAGATACCTCGATTGTTGTACCGATGAGGGGGGATGGTCATCACGTGCGAAGCACATGCTGAACTCACCCCTCAATCAATACTTGAGGAATCCACCTGCGAAACAGGACTTCCCAGACTTTAAGGCGTCTGGGGGCCTCTTGCGTTGGATGCGAGCTAGGCTCCACCAATTTTCGCGAAAGAATACCGCCCTTTGGTATTCATGGTTCCAGGCAAAGCGCGCCGCTTTGCCCGCTTCTGAATCCCTTATCGAAGCGACCTATCGCAAGCACCGTGCGACATTGACGAAACCTGATATGGGCGATGATGATGTTATCGATCAGATAATTTCTCTTCCGACCTTTCAGAAAGTACTCGCTGCGGTTAGGACTGCTGTTGCAGCGTCCCTCGCCAAGTCCAAATTTACTGACTCTCAGCCGTCCACCCATGCCTCTTACGAGAAGACTCGTGGCAAGGGCGGATCCCAGGCTGCTCTCCTTGACCTTGTTGGTCTCGGGAAGACTCAGTCCGGACAGATTGGCGGGTTCTCCGAATTGGATTCGTTGAGATATGACCCTGTTGTTTACTCCTTAGAGGAGAAACGAGTGTACCACGGTGTCTTGACACCGGTTTACCGCGCACCGGGCGCGGAGGATTGGGCTGAACTTAGCTCACATCTTGGCGATTGGGACCTGACCAGGCCCCTTGACTGTATGATTCAGGGTGTTGTTGAACCCCTGAAGGTGCGGGTCATTTCCAAAGGACCAGCACTCCCGTACTATAGTCAGAAGCCTCTTCAGAAGGCGATGCACTCCGCGATCCGCGAGATGCCTTGCTTTCGCCTAGTCGGTCAGACCTTTGACCCGACGATGTTGATGGATCTAGGTACAGACGTCGAGAGCGACGCTTTGTGGATGAGTATTGATTACTCTGCCGCAACGGATGGACTCTCGTGGGCGTACTCTGGAAGGATCCTCCAGGAGGTGGTCGGGGCGCTTCCCCTTGTCGATCAGATGAGGGCTTTTAGTGTTCTGGGACCACACATGCTCCACTATCCGAAGGATTGTGTTGAGCCTGGTATGCAGCAAAATGGTCAGTTGATGGGTTCACCCCTATCATTCCCGATCCTTTGCCTTGCGAACCTCGGTGTTTACCTTCTCGCCAACTGGGAGAGGTTTAAGACTCTGAGATGGAGCGATGAGAAGATCTTATCTCACGTCCTTTGCAATGGCGATGATATGCTGTATGCCGCTCCTAAGGAAATTTGGGACAAGCACGTGGAAATTGGTGTGGCCGTTGGGCTAGCCATGTCGCCTGGAAAGGCTTATGTACACGGTGTTTACTCGAACATCAACTCTGTCTCCTGCCACTACGACCTTGGCAATGTTGACGCCACTCCCTGGCAAGTCAACTTCCTCAATTCCGGCCTCTACTTCGGTCAGCATAAAGTGCTCTCTAAGAAGAAGAGTCTAGTCGGAAAGATCTCCTGTAACCAGACAGTTGAGGACTTTAAGGAGGAGAAAGAAGAGGCGCGCCGCCTTAAGCGAGCGGCGCTGGACCCTGAGAACCTTGTTGAGGTCGAGCTAGATGTCCTTCCGGAATCCCTTGTGGATCGGGAGGCCGCCTTCTCGGCTGATCTGCTTGAAGCCGTGGAACGATCTCGTCGCGGTGAGGCGGAGCCTCAAGAAAACCTTGCTTCGGTGATCAACCTTCTCCTGAAGGGATCCCTGCCTGGTGAAGAATGCCACCTTTTGGCTTCTTTCTTGAGGTTGCACAAGAAGACTTTGGCCGGCGAATGTCGGACGGTAGTGAGAGTTGGTCGACGCGGGTCGCGATTCCATATCATCACTAGGAATTTATTCATCCCCATATCCAGAGGTGGAATGGGTGTGATCCCCCCAATAGGTTGGAAGTACGAGATTACTTCTAACCAGCGTATGTTCGCGTACCTATTGGATGGAATGAACAGAATTCCTGTAGTGCCAGAGTATTGTCCTCTGCCTGGTTACCCTGTCGGTGATCTTCGAACCACGAAAGTGATGCCCTATGATGTGAATCAGAGGGAACATAATGTGTTCGATCCGACTTCGAGACCCTTTGGGTTCAATCCTAGATTGCTAAGGCGTTATCGCCGTTCGCATCTTGAACTATCTCAAGGTATCAGGTACTACTCCCCGAATGATTCGGTTCTTGTTCGGCGGATCCGCCAGCCGTTCCTGGCTGGGAAAAAGATTGATCCTAATCTTCGTCCTGCGCTGTCGGAAGCGCAGAAGGCTGTTGCTAGACCCTCTATTGAGAGCGTCTCTTCTCGTGCCCCAGTTAGCTGGGCCGAGGAATCTGATGCGATCATATGGGAGCCTGACCAACCCTATGACAGGATGGCCTTTGGTCGCAGTTATGGGGCAAGGAAAAGGTTTTCGAAGGTCCACCGTCGTCGTGGTTGGGTACGAGACCTGACTGATGATGGGGATATAGAGAGCAATCCCGGTCCTCTCGGGGATTCGGATATCGAAATTGAAGTAGATTCCGAAACCTGGGAGGAGGACCCGGAGCCTATGGTTCTACCTTTACCGGTGTGGATCAATGGCATTCTCTATCTCGACTAGAACGCGGTAGCCGACCCTGAAAGTCGTTAAACTTCACGTAGGCCTTACGATACGGCTTCCCATTTACTTGGAAGGTGCCGAATGCAAGCACTCAAACTAGCATATTGGGTCGGTAGGCCTAAGTTATCCAAAACTGTTGGGGGTGTTCTGCCCCTGTAAAGTTCAGTACTAAGATGGAGCGTTTGGGGATTCATACCCAATTCAACGCTTCCGCCGGAATGTCAAGAGACCGCACGGATAAGCTCTCAGTAGTTACTTACCGATGTACGGTCCTCCCATGTTCAGGAGGATCCAATACATGAACAGAAAATTTAAACCCAATGGCGGTAGCCAATCCGCCAAACTCAAAAGTCCCGGAGTACGAAAGAATCGACCCCGGGTCCGGCTTCCTAAAGCCGGCCAGCTCCAAATGGCTCCAGCGGCCATGACGCGACCTATCGGCCCACAGAGGACAGCGCAGAACCGGCGACTGATCTCCTTCAAGGAGTATGTCCAGGACATCGCAGGATCTGTTGCCTTTTCGGCAACCAGCTTCTCGGTCCAACCCGGTCTCTCCAACCTCTTTGCCTGGCTGGCAGCTCAAGCTGTGAACTATCAGGAATATCGGTTCAGCCGCCTCCGCTTTGTCTACGAAACTGAAAAGGCTTCGTCGACGAGTGGGAAGGTGATGCTGGCCTTTCAACCTGATGCAGGGGATTCGTCCCCTGCCTCCAAGCAGGAAATGCTGGAGAACCAGTTCAAAGCTGCCAACGCAGTCTGGGCCCCCTGTTCCCTTGATATCCCTGTAGGGGAAGCTCTTGGACCTCGACGCTATATCCGATCCGGATCTCTAGCCTCGAACCTCGACATCAAGACCTACGATCTTGGGAACCTTCTCGTTGCCACCCAAGGGTGTGCGGACACAACCGCGATCGGTGAGCTCTACGTTGAGTATACGATTGAGCTTTTCACGCCAGTCGTCTCCGCAGCCGCTCAGGCAATTGCTACCTCCGTCGCTATCGTCGCGGCAGTTTCGATATCGAATGCTGCCATCTTCGGTACGACACCCACGTACACAGGCGGACTCAATGCCACCGCGTCCGGGAACGTTATTACGTTTAACCGGGTCGGTCGGTACCTTGTCAACCTTACCGTGGGAGGTACAGGCCTCTTCACCGCTTTCGCGCCAACTCTCACAGCACCTTCTGGTGGTTCTGCGGCCACTGTCATCAGTGGACTTTCAAACGCAGCCGCTAATGCTGGAACATATGCCTACTACGGCATCGGTGTCACGGTCGTGACCCGAGGGACAACCCTCACCATCGACTGTAGTGCCGTGTCATCATCGGTCACCTCTTGTGATGCGAAGATCGCGCAGTATTCCGCCGTCTAGGACCTGAAGCACCTTGACCAGTTCATGTCAATAAACCGAACCGCCAAGGGGTACAAACTCCCTCGGCTGTATCGACGAGCTATAAATACAAATAAACATAAATATATACATGAGTAAAGCGTCGACGTGTCCAGATCGACACGTTAATAACTCCCTCATAGAGCAGACAGCCTTAGCTGCCCCCTGACCACTAGAGGTCCGCATGCTGTGCGGTATAGAAGTACAGGTGGTTGATAGTGTAGAACGGTGGGAACCCGTTACCAGCCAAACTATCCGGTTGTCGTTCAGTACTTGGCAAGTACTGGATGGCTGTCACCGAAAGACAATGATTGTTGTATTCGTGACCTGCCACGTGTCTCCTGACATCCCAGGGAGACGCACTCGCTTCGATTAGCACCGAAGTTCGTGCCATCGGGGAGTCCCATTCGGGATCCCCGGTGCCGCTCTTGGAGCGCGGC